CCAAACATGTGTGTTGATTCTGGAAAATGGAATTGTGAAAAGGAAAAGATTGCCGATAGAATTGGAGAGATTACGAATATTTGGTATGTAGGAGTTAAACACAGAGGTTTTGCTTTAGAGAAAGGTGTTACAAGCTGGAGAGATCCCGAATGTACTACAAAAAAAATGAATATCAATGGAGTTAGAGCAAAAACGATTGATGCCATTTTAGAGATTAATCGTCAGAGTATTGATAAAATTAGGCCAGCTGTTATTAAAAGCAATTTTTGTGATTGGAGAGAAGAGTGTAATGAGTTATATGTAGATTTTGAAACACTGAGTGATATTTTTTCAGAATTTTCTTCACTTCCCGAACAACCAAAAACCGATATGATTTTTATGATCGGAATTGGATGGTCTGATTCTGGACAGTGGAGATATAAGAATTTTACATGTTCCAAACCAACTCACGAAGAGGAACGTAGAATCATGAATGAGTTTATTGAGTTTGTCTTGGAACGTGGAAATCCTAAAATACATTACTGGTACGCGGAAAAAACTTTTTGGAACTCTGCTGAAGCAAGGCAAGAACTTACAACAGACAATTGGAAGATTAGAAAGTGGACTGATCTATGCAAACTCTTTCAAGAAGAACCAATAGTAATCAAAGATTGTTTTAAATTCGGTTTAAAATCAATAGCCGGAGCTATGAGAAAACATGGAATGATATCGACTCAAAATGAGAGTGAATGCGGAAATGGTGCTACTGCTATGATAAGAGCGTGGAAAGCTTACTCAGAGTCCGAAGATCCAAAGAATTCAAATGAAATGAAAGATATTATAAAATACAATGAGTTTGATTGCAAGGTACTTTGGGAAATATTAACTTTTTTACGCAAAAATCATTAATATTTGAATTGCAATCATTGTTCTTGTTTTAAAAAGATTTACAATATTGTAAATCTTTACTTAGAGTAAAATGATAAATGTAAAAGATCCAGTCATGTCGGCTTATACTTCAATGGTTATATCTTTTATTGTTTTTATAGGAACTATCTACATATTTAAACCCAAATGTGTGCAAATAGTAGATAGGTATACGGGTATTGTTTATATCTCTTGGAATCTAGCAATCTCTTATTCAGCTACATTTTCGTTTATAATAGCCATTGCAGTACTTTTATTACTTTCAAATAAACAGAAAAAAGATTTAAAAGAGGAATAAAATTATTATCTTTCTTGCTTTAGCAAAATGTTTACAAACAAACACATATTGTTCTGCGAGCATGATCAAAGACCCGTCAGACACTATTATGTACTTGTTTTGCTTTCAATATCAACTAAATTAAAAATCTACTTTGGCTTAAACAGGACGATGTAAGATGAAAAAATGACTGAACCATTGACTGTTGAAATTCATGAGCTTGATCCAGAAATTATTCCACCTCTGACTAACAAATTTATGGATCCGGAATATAATGGTGGTAGTAAGATTGTTGTTGTAGGTAAGCCCGGAACCGGAAAGAGTACCCTTATTGCAGGACTTTTATATGCAAAGAAACATATTTTTCCTATTGGAATAGCTATGAGCGGATCTGAGGATACAAATCATGCGTTTGCTGAAATTATGCCTAGTACTTTTGTTTATAACGAGTACGACGAAGAGAAAATAAAGGATTTTGTCAAGAGACAAAAGCTTGCATGCCAACATCTTGAGAATCCTTGGGGGGTTATAGTTCTTGATGATTGCACTGACGATCCAAAAGTATTTAACAAACCACTTCAGAATGCACTATTTAAGAAGGGTCGTCACTGGAAGATGTTTTACATTCTTTCTTTACAGTACGCTATGGATATCAAGCCTGCTATCCGAACAAATATTGACGGTATATTTATTCTTCGAGAACCAATTGAGTCCAACAGAGAAAAAATCTATCGTAATTATGCATCTATTATTCCTACATATGAACTCTTCTGTGATCTTATGGAACAATTAACAGAAGATTATCATGCTATTTATATTCACAACGCAACTCGTAGTAATAGGTGGCAAGAGTGTGTGTTTTATTGGAAAGCTCCTCGTGTTCCAAAGGGGTGGAAGTTTGGATGTCCTGAATATTGGGAATTCCACGAGTCCAGATATAACACAGAGTATACAGATCCAATTATGTTTTAATATCATTTTTTATCTCCAAAAACAAGTCTCCTTACATTAAGCACCTCAAGATTAATTCGTTCTGCCTCAGCATACTTACCCTGATCCCAAAGAGATCGTGCCAGTTTATGTAAGTTAGTTTCAACTTTCATCTGCTCTGTCACTATCTTTTTTTTAAAAGCTAATTTTACACGACTAATAGCATGTTGCAATATCATGCTAAAAACTGGAAAGCGTAAGGTAGGAAATCTAAACCGTAATGGTTTAAGAAAAAAATTTTTGATACGTTTAGGGAATATTTTATAAGAGGAGGGTTGATTATCATCTTTACATAAACCAATACAGTTTTGGTGTTTTATGCTTAAATTACGATTAGTAGATAAATTATTGGATACATTATTTTTTTCCAGCTGATCCTCTTGTATTTTTTTTCCAAAAGTAAACCAAGAAAACAACATAAAAGCTCCAGCTCCCAAACTGATTCCTGCAATCAGAATTGCATCATAGTCAAATAAGGTTTGAAACAAAGACATTTAGCTTAAGTAAGGATTTACTTTAATCTTAAAAATATATTTTAATTATGGCCAATTAAAATATAACATTGTACGTTTTAAAAATTAATTTGAGTTATTCTTTCAAGTCCTCAGAAAAAATGAAAAATGAACAGATTGCGAACTCTTTTTTTTCCATCAGGGAAAGTTCATAATAAATACACAAGTTATATCGGATGGTCTTTTGCTTCAAATGTTCTAGTATCCGCTGAAAGCGCGATGGCAACACACAGTATGTTACATTCTATCAGTTGTGACACAGAAACGATTCGAACTATAAATTATATAGGTAAAGATGTTATAGGACAACTTGGATGCCTAGCATATATCGCTAAAACTGGAAAAGAAGCGGATAAGGATCCACAACGTTTTCTGTTTTATTCAAATTTTGCTCAGCAATTAGCATATATGTCTTTCTGTGCAACTCCTATGTATCCTGAATATTTTCTTCCTATTGCAGGAATTTCAAATATTTTTAGCAATGTATCTTTTATAGGTTTTGGAGCCATCAATGCAAAGTGCATTCAAAAGTTGGCAATAGATGGAAATGTCGGAGAACTATATGCAAAGATATCTGTTTTTAATACAATTGGTAGCAGTCTTGGACTCATGATTGGACTAGGAATTGTCGCTGTTATACCTGATCATTCAACAAGGTTATGTCTCGTTCCGATTTTTGCTTTTTGTAGAATAACTGCTTTTAATAAAGCAGTAAACGGACTAATTTAAATATATTCTCAATCTTTAATAATATCTAACCAAAATGGTTAGGTATATTTACCAAATTTACTTATTTTCAATCATCATCGCTATTGTCAGATTCAGAAACATTTGTTTCTTTATCTAATAGCTCTTTTGACTTGATATATACAGAAATTTTACCTAAACTTCCAACGCTCGACCTAAAGAGCAGAGGTAGCTCATTTGTTCCAGGAAAAATTTGCATTGTTGATCCAAGACCAGCAATCTTATTAATCCTAGTAAACTGGTCAGTTGTGAAAGTTGCATCATAAGAATTTGTATTTACATCTCCGGCTTCTTCATCATCAGAATCATCGCTTTCTCCAAGACGTACCTTGCGCTTTAAAATTCCATCCGCATCTGCAATAAAATCAATATGAAATCCTTTCGACTTAACACGAATATTAGTGCTGCCAATACTGCTAAGCTCTTTGCACATTTTCTGAAAGTCAGGAGAAGGAACAATAACTGGCTTTCCGTATCCAACAGGAACATCCGCGTCAACATTTTGAATATTTTGAATCTTAATACCCGAAGTTGTAACGCGCGTATTCTCCTTTGGTATAGTCTTTATCCCCAATTCATTCGGTACATCAGAACTTATGAACAGCTGTAACGAATCTTTTTTCTTAATACTTTTCAACATCTTATGAAAGTGATTGAGATTTAGACCTAAACAGAATTTTTCTTCCGATTTAAACTTATATAGAGAAAAATTTTCTGCTTGTAGACACATGTCTACCAAAGTTCTCCTAGGTTGGTCGAACATTCGGAGGGTGATTCCATCATCCGTGACATCAAAACATCCATGTTTTAGGTTATTTGTCAAAAGCTCTGCTAGAATTTTAATCTGATAAGCTTCACCAGTCTTACACTTGAACGTTATGGGCATTTTTGAAATTATATTTACAACTTTAAGTCGCAATTTTTTTATTAACTAATTTCAACGTCATGTATTAGAACACTGTTTTAAATTTAGAATACTGATTTAAAAGTTTGTGTTCTATTATAAAATGACTGAATTAATAAACTCAATTGATATGAACTTATCTTTTAACAAAAATACTATCAGAGTATTAGGTACAACTGAAAACCCTATGTTTGTTGTTAAAGATATATGTCTTATTTTAGGGCTAAGTAATGTAACTGAAACTTTGCGTAATATCCCTGAAAAATGGCGGTCTTCAGTTTCTCTGAAGACCGGCCATTCTAGTAATTTTCAAACCTCTTATGTTGTTAATGAAGCAGGTTTATACAAAATTATTATGCGCTCTAATAAACCAATTTCACAACCTTTTCAAGAATTTGTATGTGAAGAGATATTACCATCTATTAGAAAGACAGGTGAATATAAGTACCAAAAGATATTAGACGAAAAGAATAAATTAGAACAAGAGAAAGAACAAGCTAAAAAACAATTAGAAGAAACACAAGAAGAGGTTAAAAAATTAAGAAAAAAATATGTAAAACAACCAAAAGAAGTGCTTGAGCAAAAGAATGTAGTGTATCTTATGACTTCAGAAGAGAGTGAAAAAGTTGGTGAATATAATGTAGGAAAAGCACTAGATTTATCAAAGAGAAAAGAGTCTTACAATCATAATAAGTTGCATGATTTCAAAGTGATATATTATATATCTTGCAAAAATTCAAAATTTATGGATATACTAGAAAGCGTCATTCTAACGAAACTTGAAAAATATAGATGTAAAGCCGGTAGAGATGTATTCTTGTTACCTACAGAAGATATTACAGTGTTTACAAATATATTTGACGAGTGTTTAAAGTTTTATGAAGGTATTGATCAGCCTATATATCCCAAAAGAACCATACAAGAAGATAAAGCGAAACGAAAAGAAAGAAATACAAAATACCAAGAAGAACATAAGGAGGAAATTAAAGAAAAAATGCATGAATATTACGAAGATAATAAAGACATATTGTCTGATATTAAAAAAGAATATTGTGAAAAAAATGCTGATGTTATAGCTGAAAAACAGAAAAAATATTATGAGAAAAATAAAGAAGCAGTGATAGAGAATGTTATGGAATATTATGAAGAGAACAAAGAGAGTATATTAGAAGAAAGAAAGGTTTTTTATCAAGAGAATAAAGAGCATATTTTAGAAGAAAGAAAGGCTTATTATCAAGAGAATTATAAAACCAAGATAGCAGCTCAAAGATCGAAAAAAGAAACATGTGAATGCGGTATGATAGTTACTCATTATAGTATGAAAAGACATAAAAATTCTGATAGACATAAAAAAATAATGGAAAAAATACAAAGTATTAATATGAGATAATTGTACTGTTCAGAGTAAATAGAAAAAATGTTTTTTCTATTTACGATTCTAACTCATACCAAAGTCCTTCTAGGTTGGTAAAAAGATCCGGAAGGTGATGTTGTTATGCTTCAGATTATTCGTCAAAAGATCTGCTATAATTTTAATCTAATAAGGTTCATTTGAGGACAGCATAACCTACTATTCTTTGAAACGACACCTTGTGAGTGTCGTTGTCTTCGAGTCGTTAACCTGTGCACCTATCTAGAGTTTGGTCAGCATCCAATCGATCAATGAGCTCTTAGTTTTTTTGAGAAGAAAAGCTGGTTAGAGATTTGTCTCGGCAGATGTCTTTTAAAATAATGGAAAAAATACAAAATTACATCCCGACATTTCAATTATAACCAACATTTCTAATACCTAGTGTGAGTTCCGTTATTTATAGTATACATAAAACTATTATATATAGAATTTAATCTATTTAATTCAACAATTAAAAATCTAACATCTGTTTCATTATGCGATGTATATCCAAACTCAATGTTTTGCTTTTCTTTGGCTAGTTTTTCATACATTTCTTCAAAAATATTTTCACAAAGATGTTTTAAATCAGAACGTACGTTTCTATCTCTTAATATAGAAATCAATGAATTTAAATTCATAATATACATTGTTATGGTTGATCTTTCGATAGGTTGTTCATTATCTTGTATTATAATTCTTCTTAACTCAGTCAATACATCCATATTATATTCATTAAAATTATTACTTATTAATGCTAAATTTTCAAGTAAATTTTCACGATTTTCTTGTTCAGCTTCTAAACGAGCTTGACGCTCAGCTTCTAAAAGAGCTTGACGTTCAGCTTGAGCTCGTTCATTGCGAACTTGACGTTCAGCTTCTATATGAAAAACTTCATCTGCTACTACGTCATATTGTTGACGAATTTCTTCTTCTTCCGGATAAGGAAATTCCCATTGACTATGTCCTGTTGACATATTAGTATAATAGATTCTACCAGTATGACTAAAATTACGAGTCCAATTTTCTGGAAGTGGAAGTGGAAGTGGTCTAGTGGCATCTGGATGTTCTACATTTAGAAAATTAAACAGGTTATAAAACCAATTTGCTATAGGTGAATCTGATCTAGTGTCATCTTGTTGTTCTACATTTCGGAAATTAAGCATTTTATAAAACTAATAATATTAAAATTACTAAATAATTTTAATATTATTATCTTTTTTTTATTTTGCTCCTCCTCCGCAAAAGCATTTTTTCAATATGTATATCACAATGTCATCAGGAAGAGTTTTTTTTAGAACTTTTTTTGCCTCTTCATACATCAATATTTTTGACCCAAGTGTTAAAAACTTATTTTTAAAGTATAAACGGTGTAATGGACATAAATTAACATTACATTTATGTGGTGTATCCGCTTTTTCTATCCATGATATAATATGATATCCATTATAAAAGTAATCTTTGCCTGCAAAATACTCTGCTATATCTTTACTTAAGACTTTTCCGTAAGAACAACGCAACTTGTTGCAATGCCCTAGGAGAGTGTTATGGTTTTAATGCCTCTTTCTTCCCCCACCGCAGCTAGATAAACCCAATACGCGTCTGTACCTCCTGACCCAGCAAATGTTGGGCCCACGACCCTTTTGGTGCCTTTTTTGAGAGGATGAAGCAACTCTTCTATGAGAAGATTGAGTGTTTGATAATTGTTTTGACCAAGACCATGTCTAATAGTGCCAAGAGACATGCCTGAACTTTCTCTGCTAACAAGTCCAATATCTTGCTTATATTTTACCAATATCATATTAAGTTCTTGTTCTCTCACTTTTTTATTTCCTGTTATCTCCTCTTGTGCAACTTTAAGCTGATCTTGCAAAAGCTTAATCTGCTCTTGCAAAAGATTAATCTTTTGTGCATCAAGATCTGCAATTCTTTTGTTTTCTTCTGCGATTCTTTTGCGGACGATGCGCTTATGAAGCATAACATTGCGTTCCTCTTCAATTTTTTTGGCATCTTCTATAAGTTTTCGTTCTACCTTTTCTTGTTCTATAGGATTTACTTTAAAATTTAAAGCGGGTTCTCTACTAGGAGGCATAAGGATATCTGGCTCCTTTTCATTATACCGAAGACCTGTGATCTGATGTCTAAAAACATCTCGTAGAGTAGGTATCTCTCTCACCGACTTAATAGAAGATGATGGAACAGTTGTTTCTGTCGTATATTCCAGAGTTGCAGCTCGTTGATTTGGTGATATTTCTTCGAGTTCTGTTGGTGAATAAGCATAAGAAGAATAATAATTAGTTAATTCTTTTTTATTACTAATGTATTTATAAAAAGGTTTACCGTCTTAATTAAGACGAACCCATCCTTTAGGAAGTGGTTTTTTTGTCTTATGGTACGTTTTAAACCCCCATTGAGTTTCATTTGTTATTTTATTTCTATAGTATGGTTTACCCGAAGAACTTATTTCTTCTTTAAAATAATCCATTTATTAATTATGATGTTTAATATTTATTTTTTTATTTTCCATCATAATTCATGATATCTCTCTTCTAAACCAAAGGTCAAAGTCTGTATCCGACACAAATTCTTTGAATTCTTCTGAGAACTCTTCGCGAATTTTAAATGGTTCAAAACATGATCTCGTCATGCTTCAAACGCTCAGCGCTTTCACACCTGTAAATTCACCCAAGTCTTCAATACTTCTACCTTTTATTTCTTTATTAACTAGCACACCATTCATGTATAAAGCATAATGAGGAAAGCCTTTAAAGTCTGTTATAATAGTGTTAATTCTTTCACCAAGGTCTCTCTCTGATTGCCTCTCTCCATCTGCATGTATAGTCGCACAAAACACTTGGTTAGTATTAGTTTTATTCGCATATTCTTGAAATGCTGGTTTTGATTGTTTACAATAACCACACCATGAAGCCTGAACCATAACCACAATAGGGATTTTTTTACGTAGAAGTATTGGATTAAGTAACTTACCATTGTTGTCAAAATCAGAATTCTCTAGATAACCAATTCTTTGATTAAATGTGATATCTTTACTTTTATCATACATTTTGTTTTTACCATTTAACAAGATTCTCCTTTTTTTTAATATCTCAACACAAATATTTACTTAGATTAAAATGGTGAACGTAGTTGTCAACAATATAAAAGGTGACGAAGTAAAATCTTTTGAATTAGATATCTACGATCTCGATAATCAAAAGAGCGTTCTTAATCGCTTGGCATCAGAAATGAAGACAATACCCAGATATTTATACTTTCCAGAAGGTGTACCATCTTTAGAACAACTAAATAAAGAATATTCGATAATTGTTGAAGACTTATTAGAACCTATTATATCTATTGATAAAGATTTGGACTTTGTAACTTTTGCAAATATCATAAAAGGAAAACTTGATCAACAAAAGCTTGATTTACGAGATGATGTACTTTTGCCTTTTGTGGCGCACGATTCACATGTCGGTATAGATCCACTAAACTTATTACAAGTTCTAAGTTATCAATTAAAAAAGGCAAACTTGTTTGATGAAACATCAAACACATCATTAACAGATCTTCAATCTTTTTGGGATAATGATCAAAAACAAACAATCGAACGTTTTAGAAAAGAAATAGCAGATGTTCTGGAAAAATCAACTAAACAGAAAGAGAACTATCAAGGATTTGACAAAGTAAGTAAAAAAATTCCATATACTGCTTTTGAACAGGAGAGCGTGACATTTGAATTTTCTCTTGACTTAAATGACATTACTGTTATGGAAATTTTTAATCACGTAAGGCTTAACACAGAAGTTCCTTTTGCTACTATAGATAATTTCTTCAAGATATTGAATGATTTTAATCCACCAGATACATGGAGTGTTTCTATAAAAAAAGGTATAATTTTTAAAGTTTTACAGAAAAAGATTATGGATACGTCAAAACATGAAGATTATGCAGATGGCTTATTGGTAGTTGATGGAGAATTAGGAAAACAAAATGTAATCGTTGAGATGTCTTTACTAACTTCTGGTAATTTTTTACAACGTGACGATATAATTGATCGTTTTTTGACAAGTATTGACGGTTTAGGTAATATTAGAGTAAAAAATATAACAGAAAAATTTATAAAAGGTTCTTTCTATTTTCCAAACCGTAGTCTTAATAAGTATGTTTTTGCAGATCTCTTAATGAACAACGAATTGTTTTCTTCTATGATGTCGATAGATGAAAGAGAAAAGGCAACCAAGACGAAAGAAAGCATATATATATATTTTTATAATTCTAAAATAGGTAAATTAACAGCAAATATTACCGAGAAGATATCTGAAAGAAATGATCCTCATTTACGTGGAAAGGACGTCAACGGAGAATTTAAATTTGGAACTACATATATTCGTGTAAAAATAGTAATAGCAGAAAACATACAATCAGTTCTTATATTCCAAGATATCTTCTCTAAACTTTTGGCAATATACGACGAAAAATATGATGAAATAATGGCGTTTTACAATTTTTATACTTCTATCATTAAAGAGAAAAAAACTAAAGTACGAACCGCAGTAAAAACTCATCTAACTAATAAAGATATTGCTCCTGAAGTCTTTGTATCTGGATATTCACAGAAATGTCCTTCTCCTCCGACTATTATAGACGATGATGACCATGCTGCTCTTGAAGAAGCTAGAAAAAAAGGACGACAGATAATGAGATACCCAATCAATGGTGAACCTTTTCGCACACGAAATTATGTATGTAAAGATGATAAATTTATGTTTCCAGGTTTGATCGAAAACCCATTTGAAAAAAATAACGATATTGTCCCATATCTACCCTGTTGCTTCAAGAAAAATAAGGATATCAAGGGCACTATTTTACATCATTACAAGACCGGTGAAGAATTGAAAGATAAGACCGCAACAAAGCAACAGGACTTGATAACGACCAAAAAGTTTGCTGCTGCTGATAGATACGGTACTCTTCCTGATAATTTGAATAAAATGTTTGGAATCTTTGATTATGATGAAGAATATATTTATGTAAGAAAAGGAGTTTATGATGCAAAGAATTCTTTTCTAGAATGTGTAATGGAAGGTATGTATGAAACAACAAAAATATTAGAACATGTCGCTGATAGAAAGGCTTATATTACTAAAGTAAGGTCTTTATTAGCTAATGAAGCAAATGCCGCAGCATGTCGTCAAGAAATGTATGATTATTCAATCAAACAAATTATTGAGATTATACGCGATTCTTCTTTATATATGGAACCATCACTATTCAGTTCTTTTCTTGAACAACATTTTAATTGTAATATTTTTGTTTTTAGCAGGTCTGGTAATAATAATACAAGCCTCATTATTCCACGACATATACATGCGTATTATAAAAATAAACGAGAAGCTAACTGTATTTTCATTTATGAGCATACTGGAAGTCAAGCCGATAAAGAAAAAGGAAAGCGTTGTGAACTTATCGTGAAATGGAAAAAAACTAAGAGAGATGATGTAGAATACTTTTATGAATATGATTCAGACGTTTCTAGAGGCGTTAGAGATGTGTATAGTAGTATGAAACAAGCATACGCTCTTAGAGATGAAATACAGGAATCATCTATTCCGCAAATAATAGACCGAGGCAAATTAAAGTTTTTAGAACAAGGTTTTGATTCTTACGGTAAGTGTAGAATGTTACGATTTAGTATTGACGGTGTTGAAGCAACAATTCTTACCGATTCATTACAACCATTTGTTATTAAAGAGGCTAGAAACTGGGTTGCGAAGAAAACTACAAAAGATATTGCTATAAAATTAGGAAAGGCTATTAATATTAAGTTTACAGGTCAATGTATTAGAAATAGGTTTCTAAAAGAGATTTACGGAATTTTTGGGGGTGTAAATATAACAATTCCGGTTTTTGATAGTCCAAAAATAGCTGGACTTCCTGAAGAAAATGATAGAATAATTAATAAAACTATAACCTCTTCCGCTTTAACCAATTACAATAAATACAAAAAATTAGCTCGTTATGTCGTACAATATATGTTCTGGTTATTTTCTAAATATCTTCAAGATGGTGGAAAAACTTCAAGCCTAGAAACTATCAATACGTTTGTAAAAGATAAAATAAAGATTGAACCAGATTTTGACTATGGAAAGGTAAATACAATATTTAGCGAAAATAGCGGAGTTATGGAAGATGGAAAATTGGTGGTTAAATCGGAAGAAACTCTTAAGAGACTTGTTTACACACTTAGATTATCAATACGACGTTTCAAAGAAAAAATAGAAAAGTATCATGAGAGTGAAAAAATTGAGAATTTTTATGTTGATGTTACCGATTTTGATCAGCACCCTAAGCAAGTCATTCTGTATGGCAAAGATTCAATTGATAAATGGAACAAAGAAAAGAACAAAAAACATGTTATTTATGATTCTGTTCAACTCGATCTTGATGTTCCTTATTTTTTCAAAAATGCAAACGTAAATGAAGGCACTGTTTATTTGGCTCAAAACACTCCGACTTTGCAAAAAGCAATGGAAATTGGCGAGACGTGGGCAAAATCAGGTTTTAATGTTGATGGTGAAGCTGAAGGAGATAAAGTTGTGTCATTTGAATTTAAATTATATCGATACATAAATTCCAAAGACATCGTTTTATATAATGTTGAAGGAGACTCAAACTCTTTTAAAATTAGAATTTTAGGATGGAAATATCAAGGAGTTTCTTCGTTTGCAGTGTTACTACCACTTTAGAACTAAATTCTTCCATTTAATTATTATAAACATAGAAATTTGTTTATATAATAAAATCATACTACATAAGTATGATTTTATTTAAGAGTTTCTACTTCGTTTGAGAACAATTGTCTTAAACAAAGTAAAACACACATGTTTTCATCATTCAATCCTTCCTTTTCTCTTCTTTACGAGATATGTGATTGATAATAAAAACATGTAGTAAAACTAGTAGAAAATATTTTATTTTTCTTCTTCTTGTAATTCTGCTAACATTTCACGTATTTGTTCCTCTCTTTCCACTAATCTGGCTACAAGTATATTTTCTTCTAGTTGTAATTCAAGTAGAAGTTTATGTTCTTCCGCTTGTCTAAATCTTCTAATATTTTCTTCCGTTTGTTTAATTTTATCTTACAATGACATTTATTTTATACAATATAAAAAAATTGAATTTTATATGAACAAAATAATAAGAATAAATAATAAATAATAAATGACTACCAAAGGTTCTTGCAATATATGCGCTGAATTCTACAACAAAGTTAACAGAAAAGCAGTAAAGTGCTGCGCCTGTGATTTTGAGTCTTGTCGAGACTGCATAAAGAAGTATATGCTCGGAAGCAAAGAAGAACCAGTATGTATGTCTTGCAAAGTTTCTTGGGACAGAAATTTTCTGTTAGAACAACTTGGTAAAACATTTATGACGAGGGATTACAGAAATTACCGAGAAGATTTGCTTGTAGAACGTGAAATGGGATTTCTACAAGCAACACAGCCTCACGTGGAACGTGAAATTCGAATGGAAGAATTGAAGCAAGAAATTGCTATCTTGCGAGCAAAATTACCAAAGTTAGAGAAAGAACTAAAAGAATTGAAGAATGGTGATGAACTAGTAGAGAGAAAAAAGTTTGTACGAAAATGTCCAAATGGTGATTGTCATGGATTTTTGTCTAGTGCGTTGAAGTGTGGATTATGTAATTGTTGGGTATGTTCAGATTGTCGTGAGGTAAAGGGTTTTTCGACGGAAGAAAAAGACGCTCACGAGTGCAACAAAGACACTATCGAATCGGTAAAATTATTGGAAAAAGATTCAAAGCCGTGTCCTAAATGCACATCTCTTATATTTAAGATAGAAGGATGTGATCAGATGTATTGTGTAGAGTGCCACACAGCTTTTAGTTGGAATACATTAAAGATTGAATCGGGTGTTATTCACAATCCTCATTACTTTGAATATCAACGTATGACGAACGGCGGAGTAGCTCCAAGAAATCCAATGGAGATACAATGCGGAAGAGAATTGGATAATGTTTTTGTATCAAGGTTAATTGACAAAATAATTCCTCTTCCCGTCAATTGGAGAAGACAAGAAATACATGGAGTAATTACGTATTACAATAATCTCAATCAGCGTTGCTATAGTAAAGATATAAAGGACGAAGATTTTTTAGATATGATTGAGACATGCAGACAAGTTATACATGTTAGATTTGTCGAACTACCAAGATTTGCAACAGAGGGCAGATTATATTCGAATATGCAGTTGCGAATTGATTATATGAGGAATAAAATAACTAAAGATGGAATGAAAAAGATATTACAAAAAAGAGAGAAGGATAACATCAAGAAAGCGGAACTTTCTAATGTTTTAGGAATGTATGTGGCATGTATGACAGATTTATTTTACAGATTGTACGATGAGAATGAGTTACTAAAAATAAAGAAAGAGATGAATGTGTTAAAAAAATACGTAAACGATTGCTTAGAAAAAATAAGCAAGACATATAGTTGCAAACAATATCTTATTGATGACATGTTTCACTTTTTGTAAAACAACTCCTTTATTATGTGTATATTAATAATATACACATAAACTCTTTGTAGTACAGATTTAGATTACTAAATATTTTACAACCGCTAAAAGAAACATACAAATTTATATGAATCCAGCTGAGTAAAGGAACTTCTAAACTATGGTAAGAAGTAAATCCAAAGCTAGAAAAATAGGTAAATTTCTAATTTCCAAAGAAAATCTAGTATTTTTATGGTTTGCGAAAAAGATTTGGTTATCATCCTGTCACTACGCCCTTAACCACTTTAACTCGCCATAATATACTTCTTGCATATAAGAAGGTTATGTGTAAATTGTAATCAAAACAATTTTTTGATTAAAAAACCTAAGAATTAGTAAGAATATTCTTACTAATTCATACGAATAAGAGCAACTGTTTTTGCTAACCTTTTGTTTTTGTAGGATTATGATTAAATGAAATTCAGTTTATTTTAAAGTCTTGTTATTAATCATTTATATGTTAAAGAATATTTTTTCATAAGCTTAATCATATAACCATTGTGAATATTATCAGTCAAAAACGCTGATAATAAAATTGCAATTCCGCTCCCCTTTTTGGTTGGAAATGCAAAGATTTCCCCATCTGAAGACAAAATGGATTGATCTGCCTCCCATTCTATCATTCCTAATTTCGGATTTTTACGAATTATAGCTCGGCTTATAAAATCTCCTCTCATCAAACCTGATATTTTTCCACTTAATAAATCAGACAAATCTTCTTTATCTGATTTCCCCTTTCTCAGGAATCGTTGTTTATTAACACTTTTTAATAAAATTTTAGCATCGTTCCATCCTGTGGAACCTTCTGTACCTACAACAGTTTCATTCACGTCATCCGGAAAGGATCTGATTGGATTTGATTTTTTAAAGAGGATGCTCCTCTTTACATAAAAATAAGGAATAGACCATTCTGTAGGAACTCTAGTGCGACCTTTAGAGTTTGCTATTCCTCCAATAGATACGTCAGCTTTATCAATTGCAGGTTTATTCCATATTCCTTTGAATGAATTAAATTCCTTAAAGACAATCTTAAGTTTTGCTTCTTTTGCAAACTTTTTCATAATATCGACGTCAAGACCAGCTAAATTTCCAGCAGAATTATAATAACAAATTGGGTAAAAATGAGGGTACGCCGCAACTGTAAGAATGTTTGGCTTGATTGTAGTTATATCTCGGTGAGATATAATATAAGGAATGCTAATATTTTTATTATTCTGACTTTTACTAGAAAATCTTTGTGGGCTTTTCATGTAATTTAATAAATATTAAGAAAATAAAAACAATTTATTTATTTATACTCAATTACCATGAAGTTTGTGGGTGTTGTTATTGTTAAATCGTTCATATGTAAAGCTCACTTATTAAGAAAAAAATGAATTATTTAAATTTTAGTTAATAAGATAAATGCAAACGCAACAAGTAAATCCGAATGTTTGGATAGATGAAAATGGATTTCCTCATTATCTTCATGATGGTATTTGGATTGGACCAAGTGCAGTAAATGGAGATACTGTATATTTTTCTGTACAAAGTGCTGCAAATGATGCAAATGGAGATCCTGTATATTTTGAGATAACAGATGGAAAAATGATTAATACAGAAAATGGACAATATTTATATTGTCCATATCTTGATGACAATATTTGGTATGGTCAAGATAAAATATTTAAACTTAATAATGATAGATCGAATTGGGAACAAAAAAAAAGAGGAGAGAATTATCCTGAGAGTATATCACGTGAAGATGAAAGTACAGTAATCAGGTTGACTGATATAAAGATAGTTTCTATTTTGTCAAAATATTATGACACAATTGAAGAACTGTCTAAATACTATAAAGATTGTATAAAATTTATAGAACTTATCGTAAAAATTCATGGTAATATAAATTTGTCTCTGTTAAAAG